AACGTAAGAAGATTGTTTATTGTTCTTGAAAAAGCAATTGCAAGAGCAGCCAGATACTCACTATTTGAGTTCAACGATGAATTTACAAGAGCACAATTCGTAGCACTTGTAGAACCATTCCTCAGAGACGTACAAGGTCGTCGTGGTATCTATGATTTCCGTGTAATCTGTGACACTACTAATAATACTCCTGAAGTAATTGATAGAAACGAGTTTGTTGGTGATATCTATATCAAACCAGCACGTTCTATCAACTTTATCCAGTTGAACTTCATTGCTGTTCGCACTGGTGTTGCGTTTGAAGAAATTGTTGGCAAATACTAATTAATTGAAAAAGTAAAATAAATATAGAAAAAAGGAGTATTAAGAATGTCATTTAGAGTACAAGAATTTAGAGCACAAATGAATTATGACGGTGCACGTCCTAATTTGTTTAAATGTGATCTAACATTTCCTACTACTGTTTCTGGTGCAGGTGCACAACAACAATTCACGTTTATGGCCAGAGCAGCACACTTGCCTGGCTCAACAGTAAATCAAATTCCACAATTCTACTTTGGTCGTGAACTAAAGTTTGCTGGCAACAGATCATTTCCTGAATGGACTGTTACTATCATTAACGATGAAGACTTTAAGATTCGTGATGCTTTTGAAAAGTGGTTAAGTGGACTTAACTCTCATGTTGGCAACCTTCGTAATCCTAATTTCATCAAAGGTGATTCTGGTTATCAGCAAGATGGTTATGTAACTCAATTTGGCAAGACAGGAAATGTAATCAAAAAGTATAAGTTCATTGGTCTATTTCCAATTGACGTAAGCCCAATTGAATTGGATTGGGGCGCAAATGATAACATTGAAGAATATGCTGTTACATTTGCTTATCAATGGTGGGAGTGGAATGCTGGTACCAATGGCGCTACTACTGATGTTCTCGGTAGCAATGTTCCATTGAGTCCACAACTACCTGCTATTGGTTAATTACTATATATAATTGTATTGGGTGGAGATACTCTCCACCCTTTCTTTGAAAGGAACATAGTCGGTGGCAATACAATTGTTTGGCTTTGAGATAGGCCGCAAAAAAGACGATCAACAAAATAATAAAACCGCACAAGATCAAACACAAAAAACATTTGCTCTTCCACAGACAGATGATGGTGCTGTTACTATTCAGTCTGGCGCTTACTATGGTACCTATGTAGACTTAGATGGTGTTGTTAGAAATGAAATAGAACTTATAACACGATATCGTGAAATGTCAATGCAGCCCGAATTAGAGACTGCTATTGATGAAATTGTCAATGAAGCCATTGTTATGGAAAATAGTGGTGAATCTGTTGATGTTAATTTAGATGATGTAAAGCTACCTGACAATGTAAAAATAAAAATTAAACAAGAGTTTGATACAGTATTAAGACTTCTAAATTTTGGTAATATGGGTCATGATCTTTTCAGACGTTGGTATATTGACGGCAGATTATTCTATCATGTCGTAATTGATGAGACAGCACCAGCAGATGGTATCAAAGAACTAAGATATATTGATCCAAGAAGAATCCGTAAGATCCGTGAAATTCAAAAAACTCGTGACCCTAAGACGGGCATGGAAATTATTAAAACACAAAAAGAATACTACCTCTATAACGAAAGAGGTGTCATTGGTGCACACTCTAATATGGGTTCCAAGATTGCTGTAGATGCTGTTGTCAACGTCAATTCAGGTTTGATGGATGCCAAGAGAGCCATGGTTCTCTCATATCTACACAAAGCAATCAAGCCACTCAATCAGCTTCGTATGATTGAAGATGCTACAGTCATTTATAGATTGTCAAGAGCACCAGAACGCAGAATTTTCTATATTGACGTTGGTAATATGCCAACAATTAAAGCAGAACAGTATCTTCGTGATATCATGGTCAAGTATCGTAATAAGCTTGTCTATGATTCCACGACAGGTGAGATTAGAGATGATAGAAAACATCTATCAATGCTTGAAGACTTTTGGCTACCAAGACGTGAAGGTGGTAAGGGAACTGAAATTACCACACTTCCTGGTGGTCAAAACTTAGGTGAGCTTGAAGATGTAAAATATTTTGAAAAGAAACTATACAAGTCTCTTGGTGTACCTATTTCACGTCTTGAACAACAATCTGGATTTTCTCTTGGTAGAACAACAGAAATTACAAGAGATGAATTAAAATTTACTAAATTCGTACAAAGACTAAGAAATAAATTTTCTACAATGTTTGATGATATGCTTCGTGTCCAACTTGTTCTTAAAAGAATATGTACAGACGAAGAATTCAAAGAAATCAAAGAAGAAATTTGGTATGATTTCAAGAAAGATAATAATTTCACAGAACTAAAAGAAGCAGAACTTCTAACAAGCAGATTGGGTATATTGCAACTTGTTGATCCATATGTTGGTAAATACTATTCAATGGCATGGATCAAAAAGAATGTCCTTCAATTGGATGAAGAAGAAATCCAAGAAATGCAAGCTGAAATGGATCAAGAAAATGCTATTGTTGCGCAACAACAGGCGGATCAGCAGCAACAACAAATGGCTCAGCAACAACAAATGGCTCAGCAACAACAAATGGCAGCTGCACAAAATGGTGGTCAACAGCCTATGACTGATGAACAAGGTAATCCATTAAATCCTGATGGCACACCAGCACTTCCATCTAAGTTTATGGTACAAGCAAATGAATTGGAGTTCCTGCAATGAAAAATATAAAAGAAGATTTAAATTATGCTAAAGCAGAACCCCAATCACCAGCAGCACAAAAAGCAAGTGGTCTAGGTTTAGATTATGTTGGTTTTGGTCGGTATGTGGATCCAAAAACACAACAAGTAACACATATTGTTCAGAATGATAAACTTGTTCCATTTAATCGTGCAGTCAGAACAAATACATTCCAACAACAAAACGCTGATGACTATGGCAATTTTAATGCACAAATGCTGCCACAAGTGCAACAGTTGCATCAGTTTATGACTCAAACATATAGTCCAGAAAAGTTTGATGATAGAGAGTTAGATGCAATCTATTATTTCACAAGCAATGGATACTATGATATTAACAATAAATTGGCTTCATTACCAGCTGGTGTTCCTGCAAATAAAATAGAACGATCATCTCCAGATGATACTATGCCAGACGTTATTGGATCACTTGACTCTGCTATGAAGAAAATTCGTGTTCCTCAAGATTTTTTGACGTTCACACAGTTAAGTCCAGATATTGATATGTCAGCAATGCAACCTGGAATGTCTTTTGCTTTCAAAGGATATAGAGATACAACTATTAATATTGGATCTGTATTAGGTCAAGCACAACAGTCTGTAGGTAGTTCTGGCAGAAATCAAGTTGTTCTTCTACAAATATTCATCAAGAAAAACTCTAAAGGATTATATGCTGCTGATTTTTCATCAAATGCTGATGATTGTGAGTTCATTCTACCAAGAAGCACCAAAATACAAATAGTTAATGGTCCATCAAACTTGGTTGGTAGTGATGCTATAAGTGGTAATATGAATCTTGAAGTATTGTATTTTGAATGTGTAGCAAAAACATAATATAAATAATATAATCAGTCAGGAGATTAGGAAACTATGAGTAAATCAATCAAAGAAGCAATCAATAATATTTTGAAAAAAGACTTGCCTACAATGAAAGAAAATTTCAATCTTGCTTTGACTGAAAAAGCATCAGCAAAGCTTGAAGAAATGAAGTCTGATATGGGATCAAAGTTTTTTAAATAATCATGAAAACAGTCAAACAAATACTAGAACAAAACAGCTATTCTTCAGATACCAACTCAATAGTCAGTGGTTTATCACAACTAGCTGAATGCGGTTTGTTTGACGAAGCCAAATTGCCTCTTATCAAAAGAGGTCTTACAAAAACAAATGTCAATGAAATGACTGAAGCAGAAAAGAAGTCTCTTCATTATTTCATTGAAAGTCTCATGGCACATGTATTAAATGAACAACAAGATTATTTGTCTAAACTAGATCCAAAATCTAGAATGAATTATCCATCAGAAAAAGATATGCCATCTATCATA